GGAGTGGAAGTACTGAGTGAAGTAGTGTTTCGTGATGGCGCTTTCGGCGTAAGAGAGGTTTGCCATAATGGTTACGAGCGGTTCAATGCTTTTACTTCGTTCTTCGGAATTTTATGGCTGGTTGTTGGTAATATCTATGACGGAGATGTAAGAAGATGAGTAGAAACTGGCAGATAGCATTATTCGTTCTTGTGGCTTTGATTGCTACCATTGCAGGAGACTTCGTAGTACCAATTATTAAGATGCTGCTGGAGGAATGAATGAGAAACCTTGAAACATTGAACAGATATAGACTTGCAACAAACGAAATCAGAATATGTGGCACCACCGGTGATTCCGGAAACGGTATGTTTTTGGTACGTGTCAAAGGTAAACGTTATTATGTGGTGGCTTCTGATGGTGGCGGCTGGGACCACGTGAGCGTAAGCCCGACTAATGGTAAGGAAGTACCCAGCTGGGAAGTAATGTGCAAGATTAAGGAAATGTTCTTTGAAGATGAGGAAGAAGTCGTACAGTTCCACCCTCGAAAAAGCGAGTACATCAATCTGTGCCAAACCTGCCTACACCTGTGGCGTCCTAATGATGGCAGGGAATTCGTAAGACCTGATGTGATGATGGTTTGAGGTAGCCTATGAAAATGAAGAAATGGAAGGTGGGCGATCCGAAGCCTGCGTGGATTGAAAGAGAATTTGAAAGGCAGACACTGGTTGAAGGACCTGAGTCTTACATATTGTTCAGGACTGCTCTGGGCTACTTCGAAGTCAGGAATGGGCAATACCTTTACTTTGACGGGCAGAACGTATATGCCGAGTTCGCTCCGATGAAGCGTAATGCTCCGAAAGTGCGGGTGTGGCCACTGGAGATTTTTAATCTGATGGAGTAATAAGATGGCAGTATTATATAAGTTTTCACCAATCGAAAAGAAATTGTATCACGGAGCCTGCACCTGCTATGATGGAGCAACATATCCCAAGAAGGCTGTCAAAATCTGCATTGATACCGAACACAACCTCGTATACTGTGAGCATTGTGGGAACCAGCTTGACCCTTTCAGGGCATTGGTAATATTGAACCAAAATTGGGAGAGCATCAAGCGTAGCGAGGAAAGGGTGCGGGAAATTATAAAGAAGCATTGGGAGGTTGGTCAGAAGTACAGACCTTGGAAGCGTTCGGTAAAGGAACTGGAACGCAGGATTGGTCAGAAGGGTCAAAATCTGCCAGTATGCCCGCATTGCAACGAGCCGTTCAGGATTGAAGAAATCAAGGAGTATGTGGATGAAAAGGCATATGTCGAAAGAGGCGTACGACATTACACGTTTTAGGAGGAAGTTATGAGTTATGATTGTCAGCTTGTTGACCCTGTTACCAAGGAAGTACTCCAAAGTGATGAAAAACATTTTATCAGAGGCGGTACATATGCCGTTGGTGGCACCTGTGAGGCATATATGAACATCACATTCAACTACTCGCCGTTCATATATAAGGTGCTTGAAGGCGGTATTCCCGGACTTAACGGCAAGCTTGCAGCGCAGACGATACAGCCGTTAAAGATTGCGATTGCAATGTTAGGCGATACCGTGACCGATAATCATTGGGACGCAACCGAGGGAAATGCCAAGCGAGCCTTGAACGGACTGCTTGCGTTGGCGTATATGTTCCCGCACGGTGAGTGGTCCATAGAATATTAGGAGTGATATTTTATGACAATGCTTGAAGGGATTTGCGCCTGCTGCTTCGTGGCTGCAGCCTTTTATTACTACTGTCGTACCCAGCTTATGGTTATTGATGATAAGGCAGGGGTAAAGGAAGTATTGGCGTATGGATTTTCAAGTTTGTTTTTCCTGGCGCTGTGCGCCTTGTATATTTTAATCAAAGGAGTGTTGTAAAAATGAGGTACAAAGAACTCAAGGATGTCTTCATGAAGGCAAAGGAAATGGGAATGGACGTTGGTGTTGAGGTGACTATTCCCGGTCAGAACGAGACCGAGTTTATCATCAACAAGAATTCCAGTATCGATAACAAACTGGAATACTACAAGGCGACCTACAACAACCGCAACATGAAACATCGTAAAAACCCGGAAGTTGAAATCGTTGACGTGTTCATCACGAACATGACAATCAAGTCTTCTCAAGAAGCTTAGAATTTTCGAGGTCGTTTATATGTGGCGTTTTAATCAGATGCGAAACGTCTTCAAGGCCACCGAGGGTGCGAACGAGCTGATAGCGGAACTGCGCAGGAAGAATAAGCGCACCCGCAGACGCAGGGAAGCACGTAAGCGGGCAGAGGCCAAAAAGGCATAAAAAAATAGAGCCTGCACTCCGCAAGCCCCGTAAAACAGATATTCGCCTAAAGTCATTATATCCGTTTTCGCAAAGGAGGGCAAGCCCAATGTCGGAACTTCAGCCGGAAGTAGAGTTAATCATAAGTGCAACAGCCGCAGCGACCGCAAAACAGATAGTAGCCAAACTAAAGAAAGAACACGAAAAGGAGTTGGAGAGCCAGTTTGATAAACGGCTTTTCAACACAAGGTTGTTGCTGGAACACTATCGAATGTTCAAGGAACACGCCGACAATGCCGTATTTGAGCTTACAAGGCTTGACGAAGAAGACCTCACGGCAATAGAGATAATGGACAGCATGTGGCAGTCTTCAACGATGGGCAAGCGTGAACTTGCTTTGGAGAGTATCAAGAACTCAGCTCTCCGCACGAGGATCGTCGTAAAGCACATTGAAGACATGCTTGGCATCTACGAAAGCTATTGCTATCGTTCCGGAAAGCCGGAAAACGAGAGGCGCTGGGAAGTCATCAACGCATTGTATATCCAGCCCATTCCCGAGGGGATGAGTAAGACCGAACTGCTGGAAGAACTGTCGGAGAAACATTTCACGTCAGTGAGACAGTTACAGTATGATGTCAAGGAAGCCATCGAGCGGATAACTGCCCTGATGTTTGGAATTGACGGGATTAGACGGCTCGACAGTCGCAAAAACAGCAAAAAAGAGTAAAAAACCAAAATTTTTACAAAAAATCACTTCATTTTCATTTCGTTTACATTTCATATTGAAAAATGATATGATTAAAGTGCGAAAACTGGATATTGAGAAACCCCGCTTGCAAGTCGCCTGCAGGCGGGTTTTTTTATGCCCGTTTTCAGCTTCCATACAACGAAGGGGGTTGATAATCTTGGAAGCATTCTTAATTCTTGGCGTGTACTTCATCGCCATGATGGCTGCCTCATACTTTCTGACAGCCAAGGAAACCTCGCTCAAGGGATTTCTCGTAGCCGATAGGCAGATGGGCACGTGGAAGTCAGCCATGAGCATTGCAGCGACGTGGATATGGGCGCCTGCCCTGTTCGTCAGTGCTGAGAAAGCGTACACGAACGGCTGGCCTGGTCTGTTCTGGTTCCTCGTCCCGAACATCTTCTGCCTTTTATTCTTCGTTCCGTTTGCGAAGAGGATTAGAAAGCAGATGCCTGAAGGTGTGACCTTGTCAGGCTTCATGGGAGAAACCTACAAGTCCGACAAAATCAAGAAGGCTTATCTGCTCCAGCTTGGTTTGCTGGCAGTGCTGTCGACCGCAGTGCAGCTTCTTGCAGGGGCGAAGATACTTGCCAACATGTTGGACATAGGCTTCGTGCCTACGATGGCTGTATTGGCCTGTATTGCTTTCTCCTACTCACAGTTTAGCGGTATCCGTGCTTCGGTAATCACGGACGCCGTGCAGATGGTCATTATCCTGGCAGTCTGCGCACTGCTCGTGCCTTGGGCTTTATCAATGGATGGTGGCACGATGGCACTCATCAACGGCGTTAACGGTTTTGGCGGCAACTATGAAAGCCTTGTTGATGAAAACGGCGTCAAACTCTTCTTTGCCTTCGGACTTCCCACTGCATTAGGTCTTTTGGCAGGACCTTTCGGTGACCAGTGCTTTTGGCAAAGGGCATTTTCCATTAAGGAGAAATGTATCGGCAAGTCCTTTGCACTCGGTGCGCTGCTTTTTGCGGTAGTACCCTTATCAATGGGCGTTCTTGGCTTCATGGCTGCAGGTTACGGCATTACCGCAGACAGAAGCATCGTGAACTATGAACTGGTGGCAAGGCTGTTCCCAGGCTGGGTGACGGTGCCTTTCCTGTTCATGCTCATATCAGGACTGCTCAGCACTATTGACAGCAATCTTTGCGCTGTCGCTTCTCTCGTTCCCGACATCAAGGGTAACGCGAACTTGAAGCATACCAAACTGGCAATGGTGTTGCTTCTTTTGGCAGGAATGGTAATCGCAAGCATTCCCGGTATCACCGTGACACATCTCTTTTTGGTTTACGGAACTCTGCGTTCCACCACAATGCTACCGACAGTATTCACCTTGTTGGGGCATAGGTTTAGTCAAGAGGGGATGTGTTACGGTATCTTGCTTGCCATTCTCATAGGGCTTCCAGTTTTTACGCTGGGGACCATTTTGAGCGATAACGCGATTAAGACAATGGGTTGTCTGTTCGCTACGCTGACAGGGGCTGTAGTAGCCTTTTCCTGGGATTTCGTTGTTTTCAAGACGTTATCAAGAGGAAAAATGCAATGATTAGGGCATTAGGGCGAAAACAGTCCAGTAAAAATGCTGACTGGCTTGAAGTTTACCGAAACATTGAGCGCTACGTGTCGCTCGAAGAGGTCTTGGAAGCCGAGGCACGTACCTTGGCAGAAATGACCAGGATTTTATCAGGGTATAAAAGACCCATCTACGCATACAGTGCCGGCAAGGACAGCATAGTGCTTGCTGAACTGTGCAGGAAGGCGGGAGTTGATGTCGGTGTGATGTCAATAACGAGCCTTGAATACCCTGAATACCAAAAATGGATAGACGAGCACGCGCCTAAAGGTGTCGTGATGGTCAATACCGGTCAGGACTTGGAGTGGCTTTCAAGAAACCTGCACTGGTTCCTTCCGTTGAAGGACGACCCCGACAGGCAGTCGCCCGTCAACATTAGAATTCAGCATAATTTCTATGACAGCCACGGTGCTGACATCATTCTCCTTGGCAGGAGAAAGGCTGATGGGAATTATGTAGGCCGAAACGGCAGCAACATTTATACCGACGGGTCTGGCAGGACCAAGTATAACCCTATTGCTGACTGGGAGCACGAACTGCTGTTAGGCTACATACATTACAAGAAACTTCCCTTGCCACCAATTTATGATTGGGCGGACGGCTTCGTCCAGGGCACGCACCCTTGGTTTTACCGGGAAGTACACACCGACAGACGGACGGTTTTACAGGAAATCAACGAGATTGACTCCACGCTTTTGGCAGAGGCGGTAAAGGTCGTTCCGGAACTCGGCAAAATCTAAGAAAAAATTACTATGGGGGTAGTAATGACATGCAAGTCAAAGAGGTATCAATTTCGGAATTAAAACCTGCAGAAAGGAACGTAAGACTGCACAATGACAGTCAGATTGCCGAGTATGCGCGTTCATTGGACCAGTTCGGACAGATTAGACCTGTCGTAATCGATGAGAAGAACGAAATCCTTTGCTGTAACGGCCTGTATTATGCGGCATTGCAACTTGGTTGGGACACTGTGAAGGCTGTTCAGCTCGTTGGGCTTACAGAGGCAAAGAAAAAGAAGCTGATGATTGCCGACAACAGGCTGTTTGAGCTTGGTTCCTACAACAACGACGTTCTTGACGAATTCTTCCTTGAACTCAAAGATGATTTGGACATTCCCGGCTATGACGAGGAAACCTTGCAGATGATCGTCGGCGACATGGAAGCGGTCAATGAGCAGATAATGGAATACGGCATGCTCGAGAACAGCCGTATCGAAGAAATCAATAACAACAAGACCTTCCTCCAGCAAAAGATTGAAAAGGCAGAAGCGGAGAATGCTGCCACGGGAAGCGGACAACCCGTGGCAGTAACTGCCATTCATGAGAGTGCTAAGGGTGAGGCTGAAAGGAACTACATCATTTGTCCCGAGTGTAGTCATAAGATATGGCTATAAGACAGCTAAAGGGGGAAATGGACGTGGTGAAGGCGGCACGCATGCGGATTATTAACCTTTTCCGCAACAAGCTGCCCGTCTACCTTTCTTTCAGCGGGGGCAAGGACAGTCTGTGCCTTGCCCATCTCACGCTTGAGCTGATTAGGGAACACAAGATAGACCCGAAACAGCTCACGGTCTATTTTCTTGACGAGGAAGCAATCTATCCGTGCATAGAAAAGACGGTGCACGAATGGCGAAGGAAGTTCCTGCTGGCAGGAGCCAAGTTCGTATGGTGGTGTATCGAGTGCAAGCATTACAACTGCTTCAACAACCTGCAGAATGATGAGTCGTTCGTTTGTTGGGACAGCAGGAAAGAGGCAGTGTGGATAAGACGACCGCCCAGCTTTGCGGTACGTTCACATCCGTTACTTGTACCACGCGAGGACACGTACCAAAAATTCTTTGCTAAATTGCTGATTGACGGAATCTGCCTGATTGGGGTAAGGGCTTCCGAAAGCTTGCAGAGACGTTCCAATTTCGCAAAGACAAGAAAACACCATTACAGCCTTAACGGGAACTACCAGTCATTTCCGATTTATGACTGGGAGAATTCCGACGTATGGCTTTATTTGAAAAATCATAAGGTTGATGTACCTGACATCTACGTATATCTTTGGCAGGCGGGAATGAGCCGCAACCAGCTTCGAGTGTCGCAGTTCTTCAGTATCGATACTGCGAGAAGCTTGGTCAAGATGAACGAATATTATCCTGGCTTGATGGAGCGCATAGTAAGAAGGGAGCCTAACGCTTACCTTGCAGCGCTTTATTGGGACAGCGAAATGTTTGGCCGTTCTTCCCGTAAACGCAACGAGCTTGAAACCGATGAGAAGCCTAAAGACTATGATGCATTGCTTAAAGAGCTGTTCACCAACATGACGAAGCATTTTCATAGCGCAAGGGCATTGAAGACTGCAGTCTATTACAGCAGGCTTTACCTAAAGTTCAAGCAGACGTTGACGCCTGAGCTGAAACAGAGGATATATGAGTCGCTTATTGCCGGAGACCCGAAGCTTCGCACGTATCGTGCTTTATATGTGAAGTGCGCTACCAACGTTGCTGACCATGGGCGAGAGGCAGAGGCGAGAAGAAGGGGGCATAAACCATAATGATAGATAACATCAAGGAACCTTTGAGCACTTTGCAATGGGTGCCGTTCAAGAAGCTGAAGCCGAATGACTACAACCCTAATATGGTGCCAAAGGAAAATTTAAGACTACTTACGCAATCGATTCTTACCAACGGCTGGACGTTGCCAATCGTCGTTACTGCTGACTATACGATAATAGACGGATTTCACCGCTGGACGGTAGCACAGCAGGAACCGCTCGTTACTAAGCTGGGAGGTATGGTACCGGTGGTAATAGTAGACCATAAGGACCATTCTTCAGACATGTACGGAACTATCACACATAACAGGGCGAGAGGTACTCACCTTGTTACTCCGATGAAAGGCATAGTGAAGCGACTTTTAGAAGAGGGTAAGACGTTGCGGGAGATTGAAAAGCAGACTGGCATGAAGGCGGAAGAGGTGTTCAGGCTGTCTGAATTCAGTCGTGAAGAGTTCTTGCAGATGATGGCGGGAGAGGCAAATCGAAGCTATTCACAGGCAAGCATATACCTCAAAGTTTGAGGACAAACAAGCAGGCGGTGGGCTGATGAACGGCTTACCGCCTGTTCCATTGGATAGAACAGTAAAAAATAAGGAGTGAAGAGATTGGCACGGGCTGGAAATCCAATACGAGAGAAAGCCCGAATACTCTGGCTTCAAAGCGGTAGAAAGGCAAGGAACATTGACCTTGCGGAACAGCTTGGCGTGTCCTCTAAGTCCATTCAACGCTGGAAAAAGGAAGATAACTGGGAACGGACAGCAAAGTCCGCTAAAACGGACAAGTCAACGGACACAAAAAAGTCGGGAAATAAGGGCAAAAAGACTGGCGTTCCTGCACTTTTCGGCAACCAAAACGCAGCAGGACACGGAGCACCAAAGGGCAATACTAATGCCTTGCGTACCGGGAAATACTCAAAGCGTTACTGGGATTGCCTTAATGATGAAGAAATTGAAATGTTGACCGAAATGGACGATGAGTTGAAGCAGGAAGAACAGATACTCATCGACCAAATCGCTCTTTATACTGTGCGGGAGCGCAGGCTAATGCAGTTGATAGAAACGGTAAGGAATAATAAGAAAGAGGCTTCGTTCGCAGGAAGTACAGCGTTTGTAAGAATGCCTACCAAAGATGAACTGGCAGAAAATCCGGAAGCCAAGTCCGTAATTACTTCTACCGTTACTCATACACGAAACAAGATATACTTGTTGCTTTCACTCGAAGACCAGCTCACAAGGGTGCAGGAGCGTAAGAACAAATGCGTTACTGCACTTGCCGACATTCGTCTCAAGCGGATGAAGAGCGGTGTTAGCGAGGGTGAGGGCGAGAAGAAGGTACAGAAAGTAATCTACTTGCCGGATAACGGACGTGGTTAGGTGGTGGAAGTATGGATGATAATGTTCTGCAACCGCAACCTGGACCGCAGGAAATGTTTCTTTCCACTCCTGCCGATATAGCCATTTATGGCGGTGCTGCGGGCGGTGGCAAGAGCTATGCCTTACTGCTTGAACAGCTCAGGCACATGGACAATCCCAAGTTCGGTTCCGTAATCTTCCGTCGCACGAGCGGTCAGATATTCAACGAAGGCGGCTTGTGGGACAATGCGCTCACGATGTATGAAGGCTTGGACTTCAAAGCAGTTCAGTCGCCAAGGGCAATGATTTATTTCAAGGATGGCGCAAAGATTACTTTGACGCATCTGCAGTACGACAAGGATATATACACATGGCAAGGCGCTCAAATCCCGCTTATCTGCTTTGATGAATTGACGCATTTTACCATTACTCAATTCTTCTACCTGCTGTCACGTAACCGTTCAGCGACCTGTGGTGTCCGTCCTTATATCCGGGCAACGACTAACCCTGATGCTGACAGCTGGGTAGCTGACTTCATAGCGTGGTACATAGACCAGGAAACTGGTTATCCGATACCTGAACGTAGCGGTGTAATCCGTTACTTTGCTCGTGTGGGTGATGAGATATACTGGGGCGATACCCGCGAAGAACTCATTGAGAAGTACAAGCTGATAGATGCTCAGATTAAGAGCTTTACTTTCATAGCTTCAAAGCTTACTGATAATAAGATACTCATGGAAAAAGACCCTGGCTACCTTGGCAACCTTATGGCGCAAGGCAGGGTAGAACAGGAACGTCTTCTCAATGGTAACTGGAAAATCAAGCCTGCAGCTGGTTTGTACTTCAAGCGCTCCCAAGTGGAAATCGTACCTGCAATACCTCACAACGTCATTGCTTGGGTACGTTCTTGGGACTTGGCGGCAACAGTGCCGTCTACTCTTAATCCAAATCCTGATGCCACCGCAGGCGTGCTTATGGGTATGCTTGATGATAGCCGGTACATAGTAGCTGACGTTAAGCGTGTTCAGTACGATGCGAAGAACGTCAGAGCGCTCGTCCGTAACTGTGCCGTTATGGACAGGGAGAAATATGGAATGGTAAACATCACCATACCACAAGACCCTGGACAGGCTGGCAAGGAACAGTCGGACAGCTACATCAAACATCTATCTGGCTTCGCAGTTAAGGCGATACGTCCGAGCGGTAGCAAGATAGTGCGAGCAGAGCCTTTTTCTGCTCAATGGCAGGCAGGTAACGTGATGATACTTGCCGGTGACTGGAACGAGTCATACTTCACGGAAATGGAAGCGTTTCCGGAAAGTGTTCACGACGATATGGTTGACGCATCCTCGGATTCGTTCAACGAACTGCAAAATCATAAAGGTTGGGGAGGTTTAGTAATTTGACACGTAAAAGAAAAAGGAACGTCACTCGCAATGACAGCGGTTTTTCTGATGCGTTCATCAGACGTGGCGTTGCTCAGTACTTGGCCAACAACAGCTTCCAAGAAGGTAAGCTTGTTAATTACCAGCTTCTAAATAGGCTGTGGTCAAACCGTCTTGCTCAACGTATCTCTTCACTACCTGCAGAAGCAGCTTTGAAGAACGGATACGTTATTGAGGGTGACGAGGACGAAAACAACATTCTTCAGTACCTTGATACGCTCTATGCTAACAAGAAGCTCATCGAGGCGATGACCTGGGCTCGTCATTATGGCAGAAGCTGTATCTTTATGCTGCTTGATGATGGCAGGAGTGAAGAAGAGCCTGTTGACTATAACAATTTGAAAGCGATACGCGGGCTTGAGGTTTACGATAAACAGTGCATTGTGGAAGACTTCACAGGCTACATGATTAACGACGACCCGACGGACCCGCAGTTCGGCAAGCCTGAATGGTACCAAATCAGTCCGCCTCAAAGCGGTAATGTGCTGTTTGTTCACCATAGCAGGCTTTTAATGTTTGACGGAGACCTGTTACCTAACTACGAGCGCATTGCCCGTGGTGGTGGCGGTATGAGCTGTCTTGAAGGTGTTGTAAAGGCTATCTGGCGTTGCGACACTTCGCACAGTACAGCGTTCAACATTCTTGAGCGTATGAGCACTTCACTATTGAAGTTCAACAATCTTGCCAACCTGCTTGCCACCAATGGTGGTACTGACAAGGTGCAGAAACGTCTTGAACTCATCGACATGGCACGTAACGTGATGAACAGCATTGCGATTGGTACTGATGATGAGTACCAAGTGTTCAATATTCCAATGGCTGGCGTACCTGAGGTGCTGGACCGCTTTGGTCTGTACCTTTGCTCGTTGACCGGTATTCCGTTTACAGTTCTGTTTGGCAGAAGTCCTGCTGGACTCAACAGCACCGGCAACGGCGACCTTGAGAATTACTACAACGACGTTAGGGGCAAGTTGCAGGAGCGTATGCTAAAACCGCAGCTTGAAAAGCTTGTCAAGCTGGCGCAGCACTGCAAGGAGTGCGGTACTGGTGGTAATGAGCTGAAGGACTGGACGATTAAGTTTAATCCGTTGTGGATGTTGTCCGAGAAAGAAGTTGCTGAAACCAAGCGTATCGAGGCAGAAGGCGAGAAAATCGTCGTCGAGGCTATCGGTGGACTCATGGACAGGCAGCTGATGGACAATTCAGAGGTAAGGGAATACTTGAAGAACAAGCTGTCACTTCCGATAGCAGAAAGCGTGCTTGATATGGGAGATGATGAAGATGGCGAAGAAGAAATCGAAGTATAATCCCAGCCTGCTACGTCCAACCACTAAAGTAAATTATCCTCACAGTGCTGAACGTGAATACTATCGCGTGCTACGTGCTCTCGTCAGAGCTATGGTAAAGGCGACAAAGGAAAGCCTCGTGCTTCTGAAGTCGCAATGGAACGTGCGCCATGACGAAACCGAAAGCGAGCGTGTAATCAATGCCATTAAGGATATGCTCGAAAAGGCAGGTTACAAGAAGGCTGCGCTTGACGAACTGCTACGCATACGCGCGAACGCCGACAGCACAGTCAAGGCCAACATAGCACGTGCCTTTCGTGATGTCCTTGCCGTTGACGTGTTCATCAGCGAGACCGACACGTTCGTCAAGGTAACCGACGAATGGTTCAACCAGCAGTCGAAACTTGTCGACAGTATTGTAGGTCAGTATACCGACAAGCTGGGTACAATCATTTCCAACGGCGTACAGCGTGGCACTATGTACAGTGAGGTAGCAGAAGAAATCAAAAAACTTTATAAGACTACTGACAGCCGTGCAAAGTTCATTGCCCGCAATGAAATCAGCAATCTTAACGCAATAACCACAAAGGTACGGCAGGAAGATGCTGGTATCAAGGTCTACGAGTGGTCATCATCAGAAGATGAGCGGGTAAGACCTGAACACGCCTTTTACGACGGCAAGCTGTTCTACTGGAACAATCACAAGATGGGCGAGCTGAACGGTGTAAAGGTTTATCCTACTCCCAAGTATCACCCGGGCATGGACTATAACTGCCGTTGCGTTGCTCTTCCAATAATCGATGCCGAAGCATACGATCCGAAAACCATTGTCCCGATGGCAAAGCCGGAGCCGAAACCGAGCAAGGTTTTGCAGAAGTCGGATATGATGACAAGTAAAAATATAACTGTTGAAAGTTTGCGTGCCAAAGCAAGTGTAGAGGGTGTTGTAATTGATGATAAAATATTATCGTTAATTGTTGATACTGTTGATGAGTTTGAAAGTAAACTAAACAAAAAACTATTTAACATGGTTGATGTTACTGATATTCCACCTACGCCTTCTGGTAAAAATGTTGTACTGCAAACAGATGTTGTTCAGCAGGCAAGAACGATGTATATTCTTAGATTAAATTCTAATGTCTTTAATGGAGCGACACTTGATGAACTTGATACATTGTTTGCTAAAAGTAAGCGAGTTGTTGCAAAAAATCTGAAAGAAGCAGTCATTCATGAAATAGGACACGTTCGTTGTATGCTTGGTAAAAGAAGACCTCAAATACAAGAAATGTGGAATGAGTTATACGAAGTCAAAGTTAGTGGCATTTCTATCTTAGCTGATGAAGATGGAGCTGAAGCAATTGCTGAATCAGAAATTTTGGTTTACAATGGTGTTGCAATTAGTGAAGAATTGAAACGATTAAGGGAAATCTACATCGGAGAGGCATAGATATGATTTGTATTGGTTATAACTGTGATAAGTGCAAGCATCAACTTGGCATGGCAGGATATAAGCCTGCTTGCAAAGCGTTTCCTGAAGGCATTCCTTCGGAAGTTTACAATAGACCCAATGAAAGTACTGAGGAATGTGCTAATGGCTACAAGTATGAGCCAGATGCTGAATTGGTAAAGTTCTTTGGCAAATTTGGTGCATAGGCGAATTGATGTCTTTATAATGGTTAATCTTCAATACTAAAAACCGCTTAAACCGCGTATTTACGTGTGTTCAGGCGGTTTTTGTGTTTATACGTGCGGTTTTTGAGAAAAAACGCACGTGTTATACTTAACGTGTAGCGTCTCCTGCTATAATCGCTAAACTAAATCGGCATGAAAAACTAATGTACCTTCTCGGGAATTGCCTGGTGGCGTCAACACTGGGCATTTTCTCTTTATGAAGCTAACTCGGTTTTAATTCGGTTTTACTTGGGTTGAAATCTCGCGAGAATCGATTGAAAATCTCGTGAAATCGTTTGATGTTCACGACATAAATGTCGGGAGCATAGCAGGAAACCGCATAAATACGTGGTTTTAAAAGATTATAATCATTTGAAATCGATTGTAATCATTTGAAAATCTCGCGATAATCTCGCGAATTTTGGAACAGTACTCAAGTGGCTGAAGAGAACAGTCTTGAAAACTGTGAGGGCGTAGGGATACGTCGCGTGGGTTCAAATCCTACCTGTTCCGCCACGCTGCGGGGTAGAGCAGTTGGTAGCTCGTGAGGCCCATAACCTCAAGGTCGCAGGTTCGAGTCCTGCCCCCGCAACCAAATACGGCGTCATACCCAAGTGGATAAAGGGGACGGTTTTCAACCGTTAGACGGGAAACCCCTGTGCGCAGGTTCGAATCCTGCTGGCGCCCTGTCATGACCGTGTCGCCCAGTTGGTAGGGAGAAGGGCTGCAAAACCCTTGTGTCGCTGGTTCGAGTCCAGTCACGGTCTCCATTGATTAGCAACCCAAGCCCATCTCTCCTGGCATTGGGTTATAGGACGGCTGTGTTTTCCAGTTCACAGCCGTCTAAATTGTTAATAATGCATACACAGTAATTAACTCACTTGTCTGAGGGCTACGAACTGTATGCTTATTATAGTCTGCGTGCTTCTTAGCGTGATGATGAAAGTCCTTATTTGCCTTGGGCGATTAGTCAGAGCGGTTTTAAAGAAGCAAACGCTTCTGCCCGGTGATGGCAATAAGCCGTGCAGATAAAAATGAAACGTTGGCGCTTAGCGTGTTGACACTGCCCTGTCAAACCGAAGCCTGGAGTTCCACTCGTGGTATGATTGTAGGTGCGATGGGGTTTAGCTCATCCTCATATTAAGAGGAAGGAGTAGTCGGTTACGAAATGACAGACAGGCTTCGGCCGTGTGCGAGAATGGGAAACCTACCCTTGTACCCTGTCTTTCGTTTCCTGCAATTTGGGTAGCTACGGTGGTGGCTGGGTTCCGAATGGAGTAGGCAGTAATGCTTAGAAGTCCTTTGCCACCACAACCAAAAACATCAAATCGTTAAAATCAGACACTGACAAAAGTCGGTGTCTTTTTTTATGCCATTCTTTCCGGAAAGGGGGTGAAATTGTGAAGACCGTTCAGAGATATGAACGTAACGACTCTTATTTTCTGCCTGTCGGCGCAACATTTGACGCAGACGGCTTTCTGCGCGACTCTCCCATAGTTGCACGTGCAGGCATCTACATCTATACGAATCCGGACGGAAGCGTGAGACGTGAGTACAGACCCCCTGAAGAAGTCTTTGCTCAAGACGCTTTGAACAGCTTTGTTGGCAAGCCTATTACCGTAGGTCACCCAAAAGACGGCAAAGTTACGAGCAAGACTGCGAAAAAAGAATCCATCGGCAGTATCCTTTCTCCCGGCTATTACAAGGAGAACGACATGGTCGGCTGTGACATTGTAATCCATTCACCGCAGGCCATCGGCGATAAAAGGGAACTGTCGCTGGGGTATCGAGTAGAACTCGAAGAAACCCCGGGCATTGCGCCTGATGGTCAGCCTTATGACGCCATTCAGCGCAACATCAGAGTTAACCACCTTGCCGTTGTCGATAAGGCACGTGCAGGTATGAAAGCCCGTCTTAACTTAGACGGCGACGAAATACACGAAAGTGAGGAAATCCAAATGTCCAAAATCAAAATTGATTCTGTGGAATTTGAAGTAGCTGACGCTGTTGCTGCACACATCAACGCGTTGACTGCTCGTGCTGACTCTGCAGAAAGCAAAGTGACTGCTTCCAAGGTTGAGCTGGACGGCATTAAAGCTGAACTGGCTACTGCTAAAACTGACGCTGCGGACACCAAGACCAAGCTGGACGGCATGACTGCTGAACGTGATGCGCTCCAAACCAAGCTTGACGCTGCTGAAGCTGACAAGAAAGCAGCTGTTGAAAAAGCGGTTGACGACACTAAAAAAGAAATCAAGGAACGTGCAGAACTGGAAGAAAAGGCTAAGAAAGCTAAGGTTGAAAAGACTGACGGTCTTTCCAACGCAGAGCTGAAAATCGCTGTTGTTAAGGCTGTTCGTGGTGATTCCTTCAATGCCGACGGCAAGTCCGAAGACTACATCAATGCAGCTTATGAATTTGCAGTAGCTGACCTTGTCAAAGCTGACAGCAATCCTGTAGTTACTCAAATGCAAAAAGCCAAAGCTCAACAACAACGTAAAGACGGCGAAGTCAAGTATGATGCTGACGAAAGCCGCAAATCAATGATTGCTAATGCCCAAAAGAAGGAGGGTAAATAATAATGCAAACCAACTACAATCCCATCATGGCTCCTGCGCTGGTTGGTCAAATCGCTGACCTTTCCATTAAAGTAATCGACAGCTTCGCAGCAGAAGCTCCCTTGTATCCCGCTAATGTTGTAATGCGTGGCACTGACCCCGGCAAACAAGTTAAACCTGTGGCAGCTGAAGGCGACTGCGCTAAAGCTATCGGTATCGTTGTACACGAACACAAAGAACAAGAAGACCCGTATTTCCCCATCGGCTACTGCGTTAACGTAATGACCAAAGGCCGTATCTGGGTAATGTGTGATGGTGCTGTTGACGCTGGTGCCAAAGCAAAATTCGATGCTGTGAACGGCGTGTTCTCTGCTTCCAATGGTGCTGAACTCGGCATTCCCTGCGTATTCGTTACCGGTACCAAAGCTGCTGGCTTGGCAGAAGTGCAAATCGGTTAATTAGGAGGTACACTACAATGACCATGAAATATGATGAACAAGACCTTTGCGCGATCCGTGCGACTGGCCTCTTGAAAAATGATGCTGCAAACGACGAAAGCATCTTCTTTGCGCAAGAACTGCAAGTTGTTAAGGCTAAGACCTATGACGTAAAAGTTCCGGAAAACAACGCAATGAAAATCTTCCCCGTGGCTATGGACACTGACCCGGGCGCAGATACCATTGCTTTTGACAGCTACGATTCCGTAGGCATGGCAAAAATCATTGCTTCTTATGCTGATGACCTGCCGCGTGCTGACATTAAGGCTACCCGTACCGTTGCTCGTGTATTCGGTATCGGTACTTCTTACGGCTACAATACCAAAGATATCCGTCACGCTCGTATGACTGGCAAACCTCTGGTTACCCGTAAGGCAGAAGCAGCTCGTCGTGCTAACGACCAACGCATTAACCAAATCGCTTTCAAAGGCGACAAGGAACATCAAATCGTTGGTATCGTTGACCATCCGAACATCTCTGCTTATGTTCCTGCTGCTGGTGCTTCCGGCAAAATTACCTGGGCAGACAAAACTGCTGATGAAATCTTGGCAGACATGAACGGCATTGTTACCTTGATTGTGGAATCTACCTATGGCGTGGAAATTCCCGATACCTTGCTGTTGCCCATCGAAAAATACCAAAAAATCAGCACTATGAAAGTGCCTGACACCAATGGTAAAACCGTACTTAACTACTTCCTCGAAAACAATCCGCACATCAAGGAAGTTAAACAAGTACACGAAATGAAAGGTATCGGTACCGATGGCGCTGACGTTATGATGGCTTATCGTAACGACCCGAACGCTCTGGAATTGACCTTGCCGTTGGCGTTCACCCAATATGCTCCGCAACAAAAAAATCTTGAATTCGTAGTTCCCTGCGAATCTTCCATTGCGGGCATCCTCGTTTACTATCCGATGTCCATCGCTAAATGCGAAGGCATCTGATTACTTTTTAGCACTCACTCAGACTACGGCCCAACGCTCTTTCGAGTAGTTGGGCTTAACTTTTAGAAAGGCGGTTACCTCTTATGTTTATTAAAAATACCTGTGCACGCTTGATTGCAATCGGTGATGTCCGTATCGCTCCCAACAAAGTGGAAGAAGTTGCAGACAGCTTTGCAGAAAATCCTGTAATCAAGAACTACATCAAGGCGAAGGAACTTCGTATCGTTGATTCTATCGAAGAAGCGGAAGCTGAAGCCAAGGAAGAAGCTGAAAAGGCAGAGGCTGAAAAAGCCGAAGCAGAAGGCGAAAAAGCTTTGGATAAGATGACCAAGGACCAACTGGTGGCACTGGCTGAAGAAAAAGGCATTGACCTTACCGGCGCTGGTACCAAGGCAGAAATCATTGCGTTGATTAACAACGCTGAATGACATGTCTTGTAATTGCAGCTGTGACTGCTGTGATGAAAGCAGGTTCCTTGAACTGTTCCACTTCATTGCGCCTGAACTGAACGAGCCTGACGACCGTATCTTGATGATGAAGAAGCTGTGCGAGCCTCTTGTCAGCAAGTGCCAGTTCGGCGAACTGTACGAGCAGGCCTTAGTTAATCTTGTTGCACACAAGCTTGTGATTAGGAAGGTTGTCGAGGAAAGCTCAGACGGCTCTATGTCAAGCAAGCTCGTCGCAGGTAGTGTTATAAGCGAGAAAGAGGGTGACCTCGCTCGCTCCTATGGCTTTACAGGCTCTGGAAGCGATAAGGGCAGTGGGGACATGGACCTGCTGGAGAAAACTGCCTACGGCTTGGAATACAGACGCATTAGGGATATGTGCGTACTTGCCGTGGCAACGAGGTTTGGTAGTGGCTGTTGTTGACGACAAGCGTAAATGGCTTGAATTCGTAAAGTCACTGCAGAGCCTTGATGATGCTTGTGTTACTGTCGGTGTCCAAGCTGACGGCAAAAAGACCAAGGATGGAAAGATGGACATGGCACGGCTTGCAGCTGTGCATGAGTTCGGCGCAACTATAATCCAGCCACCAAGGGCAATAATCACCTATCGCAGAATACGCAAGGATGGAAGCTTCGCACGTAATGGTCGCTTCGTCAAACGGCGAAGCGCTAACTTCATGCAAACTCACTACGGTATGAGTAGCACCATCATCATTCCCGAAAGAAGCTTTATTCGTTCAGCTTTTGACGAGAACGAAGAAAAAATAGGTGACATTGCCTGGACCGCAGGTGAAGCCGTCGTAAAAGGTGCATTGACTAGTGATAATGCGCTGAAACTGGTCGGGCAAGAGGTTCAAGGAATGGTTCAACGTAAAATCGATACAGGACCTTTCGTGCCTAACTCGCCCGCTACCATTCGGCGCAAAGGAAGCAGTAAACCTTTGAAAGATACTGGTCGATTAAAGCAATCTATTCGTTACAGTATGCTGAAAGGTTGGAAGAATAGAAATGAGTAGTTTTCGTAAAAAGTTAAAAGTTTTTCGCGTGAATGGTAAACCTACGCTTGGCGCTGACGGTATCTTCCGTGATGCTCCCGTAGTGGAGCTGCACGTACTGGCGAGTGTACAGCCGTTAAAGGCTACGGAAATGCAGGCTCTGCCTGAAGGTCGCCGTGGTGCAAGAGCGGTTAAGGTTTATTCTGACACGGAGTTATACATGGCTGAACAGATGACTGGCCAACAGGCTGACAGGTTCGTGTGGCTTGGCAGAATGTATGAAGTCATCGGTTGCGATGCTTATCAATGCGAAGTAATCAGCCATTATAAGTCTTTAGCCGTGGAGGTGACAACGCATTGAGCTGTGGTAATAAAAGCGTGCGCTTGAAGGTGCTGACCTTCTTCGCACAAACACTGCACAAACTCTTTCCCGGTTGGAACGTGGTGCTGGCAAAGCAAGACATTGCGGTAGAGTTTGATAAATACATTGTCATTGACCTTTTAGCCGAGCGTGGACTTGGCGTTGAGGAACGGTGGAACGAAGACGCTGGAGAGGTTAGGGTAGTGGAGCTGGTCGAAGCTACGCTGAGCATTACCGGCATTGGCAGGGGAGCAATCGAAACCTTGTCGATGATTGAAACTAACCTGTGCAGACCTACTATTGTAGATGAATTTTTCATTGCCAACATTGCGGTAAATCGTTTCAGTGAGACCCAGGACATCTCCGAACTGCTCGATAGCAGGAAATGGCAGGAGATGGGCAACATTGACTTGACCATATCCTATGACAGACAGGCAATTGACGAGCCTGGCTGGTTTGACAAGGTTATGGTTGGCGGTTTACTGCTCCATGGCGGAAAAGACAAGCCCAAGACGGGCAAAATTGAGTTTATCTCAGAAATTGAAATTGATAAGGAGATTTGAGAATGGCAAATATTGATAGAGTTGTAAATGTTCAAATCGCTCTTAATACTGCCGGGATTTCCAGCGAGGGCTTCTCTACCATGATGGTTGTCGGTCCTCATGCGAATTGTTTGGAACGTGTTCTCAACGTGACTGACAGCGACGAACTGCTTGAACTTGGTTTTCGAGCAGACGATCCTATCTATATTGCTGTCAACGATGCGTTCAGTCAAACTCCGAGGCCGAGAGAAGTTAAAGTAGGTCGTATCCAATGCGATACCACTAAACTTAAACTTGTCTCCAATGCGGTTGTTAACGGTAGTGTTTATTCAGTAACCATTGCAAGCCTTGGAGCAAACAGTAATCTCGTAGAGAAAACCTTTGCTTATACCGCAACCGGTGAAGAAAATGTTGAAGCAGTTCTTACTGAGTTGTCCAACGTAATTATGGCAGATGAGGAAGTGAATACTGTTTATGCAGCTTCAGTTCTTGAAGAAGAACTAATCATCAAAGCTGTTGACCCGACACATTCCTTTGTCGTGAGTGGTAATAACTTGATTGATATTACTTCTGTTGAACAAGCGTCTAATCTCAGCCTTGCTGAAAATATGGCTCTCATCACTGCTGCAGATGATGACTTCTACGGCATTATCTACACCAGCCGTAAACAAGCAGACATTCTTGAAATGGCGGACTGGACGGAAGCGCATACCAAACTGTATGGTACTGCGATTTCAGAAGCTGCAGTTCTTAACGCTGAATCAGATACCGACACCGGTAGCTTGCTTCAAGCTCGTAATTACTTCCGTACCCATTGGTGGTATCACGAAAAGGCGGAAACTGAATTCCCTGAAATTGGCATTATTGCACGTTGCTTCGCAGTTCTTCCGGGTGGTGAAACCTGGGCTAACAAACAATTAGCTGGCTTTACCACTAACAAGCTTCGTGAAAACGAATATAACGTGATTACCAAGAAGAACGGCAATACCTTTGAGCCGTTCCGTAATATTTCCATTACCCAAAACGGCAAGGTTGCCGCTGGTGAATGGATTGACGTAATCCGTTTCCGTGACTGGCTCGAAGAAACCATCAAGACTGAGATGTTCAGCATGCTCATCAATCGAGACAAGCTTCCGTACACTGACAAGGGTATCGGTTTGGTTGAAAGCGTTTTGAACAGCGTGCTTGCTCTCGGTCAACGTCGTGGCGGTATCGCTCCGACAGAGTATGACGAATACGGCAACAAGAATGCAGGTTATGTAATCGAAGTACCGCTTGCAGCTAACATTTCTGCGAACGTCAAGGCTCAACGCGTATTGCGTGATGTTAAATTCACCGCAAGACTGGCTGGCGCTATCCACGTTGTAGAAATCACCGGTTCTTTGACCTATGAAAATCTGATTATTGCGTGAGGTGTGAATTATGAGTGCCCTGAAAACTTATGACCCTAAAAAGGTAAATGTTATTTATGGTCCTGTAATCATGACCGGCTTTGCAGAAGGTACTTTCGTCAATGTTGAAACCAGAGGAGAAGGCACCGAAGCCATTGTTGGCTGTGACCAAGAAATTGTAAGAAGCATGAGCGTTGACAGCGTTCTGAAGCTTGTTACTGTGACCTTGCTCCAATCCTCTGACAGCAACGACAAATTGAGCCTGCTTCATGACGCAGACAATGTCTCCCAAAAAGGCTTGTTGCCCTTGGCAATCAAAGACCTTAGCGGTAGAAGCGTAATGATGTCTGACCAGGCGTGGATTGTAAAGAAACCTACCTTCAAGCGTGGCAAGACTGCAAGCGACGGTGCGCTTGAGTGGCAATTCCTTGCTGTTGTTCCTGACGAAGCATTTTTGATTGGTGGTCATGACTAATGGAATTAAAATCTCGTGAAATTGGCAGTAACAAATATTATGTCCGTGAATTCCCGCCTTTGGAAGCATTGAAGCTTTTGGGTGACCTGCAGGCCGTAGTGACCTCTTCACTCGGTAGTGTAGGAATTGAGCAGGACGACAAGCCCTTGCTCGAAAAAGACATCAATGTTGGCTCTGTAATCGCAGGTATCGGTGGCAAGCTTGACGGTGCGACACTCGTAGGCTTTGCTGACCGTATCTTGAAAAAAGACTATGTGAGCGTTCAACGTGAATCTGACGATACCCCCGTAAGACTTGACCGAAACGTATTCGATGAAGTCTTTGCCGGCAGGGTATCAGAAATGCTTCAAGTGATGTACTTCGTCCTCGAAGTAAACTATTCCGATTTTTTCGGGTATCTTCCGAGCCTCTCTGGTGTCCTGAACAAGGCGGCGAAGAAGAAATAAAGATACCGGGTAAGCTTAGCCCTGACCTAATCCGCGAAATGGTCGTGTATCGTCCGCTTATGGCAGGACTTGTTACGTGGACGGAGATTAAGTCAGGGGTAGTAACCCTGTATGAACTACAAAAAATGGTCGCTCTGCTTGATATGAAGAGCGACACAGAAGCACATTATGCGAAAGCTTCCCAACAAGACGAAGGGAAGGTGAATAAATGGTAATTAGAGATTTACTTGTTGCCATCGGCTTTAAGCTCGACAAGAATTCACTTGTAGCTGCAGATGCGAAAATAGGAAATCTTAAAAAAGGGCTTGGCAGTATTGAAACTGCAGGTTCAAGGGCAGGTCGTAACTCCGGCAGGGCAATTGCAGATATTGGCAACAGTGCTGATAGAGCAACATCAAAGGTTGACGGGCTTGTCAACGGCATGTATAAGCTTGCTGCGTTTACTGGCATTACCTTTTCTTTGGGTAATGTCATAAGCATTGTAGACGAGTGGAAGGCTATCAACGACCAGGTACGCAACGTATCCGACAGTCAGGAAGAGTCGCTATATGCACAGCGTGAAATCTACCGCATAGCACAAGCTACGCGTCAACAGTACCAGTCTACGGCAACGCTTTATGCTTCCGTGGCTTCAAGCTCTAAGGAGCTTGGAAAGAGTCAGGCAGAAGTGCTTGCATTTACTGAAGACGTTTCAAGGGCTATGGTGCTTGGCGGTGGTTCTGCGCAAGGTCAGCAGGCGGCGCTTGTTCAGTTAGGTCAAGCACTTGCCTCTGGTGTACTTCGTGGCGACGAACTGAATTCAATCCTTGAACAATCCCGTAGGCTGGCACGTGCCATTGCTGACGGTATGGGTGTTTCCGTTGGTCAGTTACGCAGTATGGGCGCAGAAGGCAAACTTACTGCTAATGATGTGTTTATGGCTATCAGAAGTCAGTCTGATGTGTTGCGGTCCGAAATGGGCAGGACACAATGGAGAGTTGACCAAGCTTATACACGTATGCTGAATGCTGCAGGCAGATTTTTCGATAAAATCGAAAAGCGTACCGGTGCGGTCAGCATGATTGCACGAGGGCTTTCAAACGTTGCTACCATCATTGAGAACGTTGACATTGACAACTTCGTGGCAGGATTTAGGCTTCTTGTGATTTACGCAGGCGCTTTTCTTGCCGTTTCCAAGTTTGGGGCAATCATTACGATGTACCAAACGCTCAAAGCAGTGCTGATTGGTGTTAGGAATGCTTACCTTGCTGCACAAGGAGCTGCTGTTGCCTATAAATGGGCAGGACTGCAGGCTGCAGGTGCTTCATTGATTGCATTCGCTAAATTTGCCTTGATAGCACTTGCAATAACTGCTGTTATTCTTGCAATTCAGGACTTCTACACGTGGGTTAAGGGTGGCAAGAGTGTGCTCGGCAGTGCTTTTGGCGAATGGAACGAGCTTGTTGACAGCGTTAAGTCAAAATGGGACGAGGTTACGCAAGCTGTCTCTGACTTCCTTGACATGCGTATCATCGATATGGTTAAGGCGTGTATTGGCTGGATTGGTGAGCTTCAGGACAAGGTAGCTTCGCTAAATATTCGTGAACGCGTTAACAAGTGGTGGGAAGCGAACGTGTCTGCTCCCGTTAATGAAACCATAAGCGGTGTTGCCAACGGCGCAACCGCACATGGTCCTGCGCTTAGCTCACAACAACAGGAAGCCTATGGACATATGATTGGCGGACTGATGGGCGATAATGCCAAGACGGGCAATGTTGCCGTGAACAGGTACGCTGCTTCCAACATCGTGAATACTGCAAGCAAACGTAGCTATGCTGACAACAGCCAGCACACCAACTACGTCAACGTCAACGTCAAGACCAACGCTTCTCCTGAGCGTATCGGTAACGCTGTTGCTGACAGCATATCGAACATTGGTTATGACGCAGGCTTTGGCTTCGATTCACCGGCAACGGAGGCGATTTAGATGTTAGCTGATATCTTAGGTATCAATCCCAACAAGCCGACACAGTTCGGCAAGCTGAGCGTTGACATCGTGCGTTCCTATGAAGTTATGTACGAGCAGGACGTGTCAGCACACCCCGTTGAGGACGGCTCAGAAGTCCATGACAACATCGTAAACAAGCCTATGCGTGTCAATATGACAATTGGCATTTCCTCGCTTCCTGTGACGTGGATTTGGACAAATGGTACGGGTAAGCACAAGTTCAGCGACGGACTTGCGGCGCTCGAAGCCATACGTAACGCAAAACAGCCTGTTACGATCGTAAGACCTGACCGAATCCTTCGTGATATGGTGATGACTTCCTGTAGGCTCGCCAAGTCTGACGAAAGCAAGTCAGTCCTGTGGGTTGATTGTTCATTCCAAAGCATTGTCAAGGCTGTGGTTCTTACTACGAAAATCCCGCCCGAAATCGTTGAGGCAGAAATGCAGGACGGAGTGGGCGAGACAAAGGCAAACGGCGGTGCTGCCAAGCAGAATGCTGTCAACGAAACCAAGGCTGACACCGAGGTATCGTGGCTTGAACAGACTGTTGAAGCTTGTAAGAGCTGGTTCGGGTGATTGACATGGCAAAACAACAGATTACTTTTAACGACGCTAACGATATTGTTGTCAGCGTTAATTTAGAAAACCAAAAATACCGCCTGCGGTTCGTATGGAACCACATAGCGGACTTTTGGGTAATGCACTTATATAACTACCAAGGTAAGCCGTTGCTGGAAAACCTAAAGCTCGTACCTAATTTTCCTGTGATGTTCAACCATCATAACGACAAGGCTGGTATTCCTAAAGGCGAGTTCTTCGTAATCACAAAGGAAGAGCAGCTGACAAGGAACAGTTTTAAGGAAGGTACGGCAACGCTTATCTACGTTACGGGAGATGAGATGTATGGCACAGTTTGACAGAATCTACCGATTGACTGTCGGAGATGACGTTGACGCAGTGCTCTTACAGTCAAATCCTCGTGAACAAGGCTTAAACATAAGCTTTGATATCGACAAGGACCTCACGCAGCAGACAAACAAGTGCCGTGTCGAGGTCTATAATCTTTCTGACAGTACGGCCAAGAAGCTTGAACGTGACGACATCGTCTGCATTCTTGAAGTTGGCTATTCTGAAGATGTGGGACTTAGACGGATTTTTGTTGGTGAGGTTGTCGGAGCTTGGACACGGTTAAGCGGAAGCGACAAGATTACCACGCTGGAGCTTTCGGACGGCCAGAAGGCTATCCGTGACAGCTTGGTATCGCTTTCTTATGCTCCCGGTGTGAGCCGTCAGAAGGTCATAGACGACATAGCTTCCGACATGGGCATAGCAGTAACCTATGCCGAGGGGTTGACCTTCACCCGTTTTGCCAACGGCTTTTCGTTCATCGGTCCTGGCAGGAGCTGTCTTGACAAGGTTTGCGCCGGTACAAGGCTTAACTGGTCAATCCAGAACAACGTACTGCAAATCATTGAGATTGGCGGTACTACACAGAACTATGCCTTGAAGCTCACTAAGGAAAGTGGACTGATAGGCTCGCCTGAACGTATCGTAAAAGGCGTAAAGCGTATCGACAAGGAACAGTCGAGAGAGGTTGAGAAGACAAAGGCTGACCGCAAGGCTGGCTGGAAGCTTAGAAGCCTCTTGCAGCCTGCGTTAAATCCCGGAGACATCATCTACGTGGAAAGCAGGACTGTCACTGGCTGGTTTGTAATCGAAACGCTCAAACATATTGGCACCTATGCCGGCAACGACTGGTACACCGATATGGAAGTTTACGAGATTGGCGGTGAAATGAATAATGCGCAATAAGCAGAGTGACGAGCTTGTAAGGCTGATAAAACATCAGCTGTCGCTCGCACATACTTCACTTCCCGGTAAGATTGTTTCTTTTGACGCCTCTACTTGCAGGGCTACCGTGAAACCGCCCATTATGTATTTCACGGCAGATGGTCGTTCAATCGAATACCCGCTGATTACTGGAGTACCGGTATTCATGCCAAGGGCAGGAGCTTCACAGATAACCTATCCCGTAAAGCCCGGTGACAGCTGTTGGATAATCTTTTCCGAGCGTTCGCTTGACGAATGGCTTGGCAAGGGCAGCAGTGACAACCACGATCCGCGCCAGTTTGATTTGACTGACGCTGTCTGTTTCGTCGGAATGTGTCCTGCGCAGTCCATAAGCGCTGAAAATGTTGAAATCATCAACAAAGGAACGCTCATCAGCGTTACTCCGTCGAACAAAGTCAACATTATCGGCGACGTCAACATCAAGGGCAATGTTCACGTGGAAGGCAACTACACCTGCAGCGGTAGGAGTCGTATGAGCGGTAATATTGACTGTGACGGCGACGTTACGGCAAGTGGTACTTCGCTGCACGGACATACTCACGGCTGTCCGCACGGAGGAAGTACGAGTGCTCCAAATTAAATAGGTGAAAGTTAAAAAATCATATCAAAAAGTCGAGTTTTTGATAATGACGAAGCATAATCTTGTCAAAAAAACTAATTTTTGACGAGATATTTTTTATTTTAAGGGGGTAAGCTATGGCAATTGATTTTGCGCTGGACGCTCAGAAACACGACCTCATTTTCAAGGCTGGCGATTTCCTGGCCATCGATAATGCAGAGCGTGTTGCGCAGCAGATAAAAATCCAGCTTCTTACCTTTTTAGGCGAATGGTTCCTTGATACCACGCACGGCGTCCCTTATCTGGAATACGTGCTCGTCAAGAACCCTAATATTGAGCTAATCCGACAGATATTCAGAGAGCAGATACTGAGCGTTGACGATGTTAAGAGCGTTGAAAGCATTGATGTTGACTATGATGCTCAAACACGTGTCATGAAACTTGAGTATGAGGCTACCACTGAGTATGGATTGGTGACGAGGAAAGAGGTGCTCGGTTATGGCAGATAATTATGGCGTAACACCACAGGGCTTCAACCGCAAGCGCTTTCCGGAAATTCAGGAAGATTTGTTCAACAGGCTTGAAAGCAAGCTTGGTCACGCAGTCAGCCGTAAGCCTAACAGCGTTGCAGGTATCCTCGTTGACCTTATCGCTTTTGCGAGCGACGAGCAGTGGGGTCTTGCTGAATACGATTACTACGCACGTTCTCCTGTGACTGCAGATGAGGGTAGTATCGACAACACGTTGATTTATTCCAATATCCTTCGTCAAGATGCTACGCATACCAATATGTTCTGCGTGTGTTATGGCAGGAGCGGTACGATTTTGCCGTACAACTGCCAAATTAAGGGCAAGGACGGCGAACGTTATAACATTGACGGCGCTTCGCTCATCACTCTTAATAACTGTGTGAACGTTGCACTTCGTATTGAAAGTGTGTCAGCAGGGAGCCAGTATGATGTCATAATCGACGATGATTACCGGATTTCCTATGAAGCTACTGCCGAAGACAACGTGCCAAGCGTCTACTCGAAGCTATTAGTACAGCTTACAGAGGCGACAGGCTGGGTGGGCAGTGTCCACAATGGGAATATGGTTTTACGGCGCTCTGAACGAAGATATGGCGGTAACGTCGTGCCGTCAGAGCTGTTTGAAGTAGTGGAAGTCGGCAGTCCTGTACGCTTCATTGCTGAGAACTCTGGACCAATCAATCCGCCGCTTAACAGTGTTACTACGATTAACACGAATTATGACGGCTGGTTTTCCGTCAGCAATGAAAGCGAAGCCTACGTTGGCAGGGAACGTGAGACTACCACGGAGCTAAGACAACGTTATGGCGCTGCTGTGTTCCGCAACAGTAGAAGCATGAAGGAAAGCATTAGGGCGGCGCTTCTTGAACTGCCTGGCGTTCAAAATTGTACTGTCTTTGAAAACCGCACGGACGAAATTGTTGACGATATGCTTCCTCACTCAATTGAGGTCATCATTCACGGCGGTGACGACATTGAGATTGCGGAAACAATCCTTAACCGTGCCCCGCTTGGAATTGACACGAACGGACTTCATGAAGTTTTTGTTACTGATAGCGAAGGCGTAGAGGAATTGGTTCGTTTTAACAGACCTGTGGAAATTCCCATACTGGTCAGAATTACTGTGTATGAGTACAAGGAAGAAAGCCTTCCTGGCGATATGGTCAACACGATTAAGAAGCTTGTTGCGGAAGCTGGAAACAGCTTTGGCATGGGCAAGGACGTTATTGCTCAGCGCTTTGTTGGTCCAATCTACAAGAATGTCAGCGGTATTGGTTACCTAATCGTCGAAGTTTCATGCGACGGCGGCAAGACATATACCCAGCGTGACATTCCCATCGACCGCGGTGAGGTTGCAACGTTCAGCGTTGACGACATTTCCGTGGCTATGGAGCTGTAAATGACCATTACAAAGAAAATGCTTGAACGGCTCCTGTGCCAGTTCGAGGATAGTCCTAACGTCAGGGCGGTACTCGAAATCGCAGGAGAAGAGTTTGAGTTTCACACGGAACTCAAACGTAAGATACGTACGGAGATTTGGCCTGATACTGCGGTAGGCAAGCAGCTTGATATGTGCGGTGAAGTCGCTGACATCTCACGAACAGTCGAAGGCTCATTGTCCGTTGACTACTTTGGTTTCCCTAACCACGGCAACAACAGTTTCGGCAAGGCAAGGTTTTATCGCTACGGCGAGCCTTATCTTGGCTCTGCAGTGTTGCAGGACAGCGAGTACAGGCTTGCGATAATGTCCAAGATTGCCAAGAACAATACGGACGGCGGTCGCCAAAGCACTATCGACAGCATTAAGCGCATGTTCGGTGTCAACAAGATTGTTGCAGTCAACGGCGGTAACGCAAAGATGCGTATCGGTATTGGCAGGTACGTGTCACCTAATGAGTTACAGTTAATCAATTCGCTTGACTTGATTATCCGTGGTGCTGGTATCGGTATTATTTACCTTTATTGGTTCGACAGTAACAACGGCTCATTCGGTTTCAGCCGGAACGGCAGGAACGTGGGGGGCTTTGCTCCCATGGGCAAGGGTGTCTTCGCCCGTGTACTTAGCATAGAAGGGAGCTTAATTTAATGGCAGCAGTTCAACAACCGGACTACGAGAAGATTTTTGCCAGCGGTTGTGCCGTAGGCGAAATTCTCAATATGCCGGACGAAAGCTATATTCGTGGCTGGGGCTATCTGAATGATAGCGAACCGCCACCGATGGAATTCTTTAACTACATCATGAACGGGTATGACCGCAAGCTGTATTTCCTCTTCATTGCAGGAAATATCCGAAGGGCGAATTATAAGTATTCCGTTGGTGAAGTAATCACTACTCCCAATCTTTCCAGTAAATACGTGCTTGTCTGCACTCAAGAAGGCACGTCTGACGTCAACGAGCCTGAATGGCCGAGCATAGCAACTAAGGAAGTCGTTGATGGTTCCTGCAAGTGGGAGGTAAGGGACAAGTTCAATGCTACTGCTCTTGACGGCAAGAATAGAGCATACTTTGAAACTTTGATTGACAACAACGCAAAGATTAAGAAAGTTACGTTTACTGACAGTGACGCAGTCTGGTCCGAATTCGAGGGTATGATGAGACTGTCAGTTAAGCGCAACGGCTATTCTTGTCTTGCGGCTTATAAGACCGATGATACAGGGCTTGAGGAGCAGGTAGTTATTGGTGTTAGCATGGATGCTGACAACATCTATATTGTTTCCGTTGCCAAGTTCAGCGGTTACCTCATTGCGATTGACTACACAAAAAATTAAATTCATCACGTGAAAATGCCTGCATTATGCAGGTTTTTTTATTTAAGCGAGGTGTTGGAATGATTGTATGTAGGGCACCCCCGCAATGATTATGGCCATCAATAAGTGCAAAGGAGCAAAGAATGTTTAGAGTTTCGAACAATGAAATCGAACTTATCCGCGGTGACAGCGCTGTAATTAACTTTACTTTGTTGGACGAGGGCGGAAAAGAAATCGACCTGCGGACTTTTGACGGCGAACTAGTCTTTACAGTAAAAGTTGGCCACTACGCAAAAAGGGCTACCATCGAGAAGGAGATTGTCAATGGCGTAATCATCATTGACCCGCTTGACACGGAGTGCTTGTCATTCGCCAAGTACCTATACAGCGTAATCTTGCGTATGCCAAACGGCTACACTGACACCGTGATTTCTTCACAGCCGTTCAATGTTGTGAAGGATGCGAACTCCTTTGGTTTTGGTTGCGGTTGTCGTGGTCAAGTTTCCTCTTGTGTGCCTGGTGGTACGAGCGGACTTGTCGGCAGAATCAGCACGGGCTTCGTCAAAGGCGATCCGGGCTTGAGCGCCTACGAAGTTGCCGTTATCCACGGCTTTAGAGGAACAGAGACTGAATGGCTTGCGAGCCTTCAAGGACAAACAGGCGCAGACGGTATGTCTGCATACGACATTGCTCTTGAACAAGGGTATGTCGGCACCGTCGAAGATTGGATGCTCTCCTTGCGAGGTGCAGATGGTAAAGATGGTGTTGACGGCAAGGACGGCGCTAATGGCGCTGATGGTAAGGATGGTAGGGACGGCGAGGACGGTCCTTCCGCTTACGACGTTGCCGTCGAATATGGGTACGAGGGTACTGTCGAACAGTGGCTCAAGGACCTGAAAGGTGAACCCGGTGCTGACGGCAAATCCGCTTACGAAGTCGCAGTAGAAGGTGGATTTGAAGGCACGATTGAGGAATGGCTCGCTTCCTTGAAAGTCGAGCCCGTCATTGCGGATATTTCCGACATTGACGCTTTGTTTGCTTAACTATTGAAAATTTATTATTAAAGGAGATTGAAACCATGCCTGAAATCAAATATGTAACTCTTGAACTGTTGTCCCGCTTTAAAACTAACGCTGACGCTCTGTACGCTACTAAAGATGATGTTAAAGCCGTACAAGACCAAATCGACGGCCTTACTGGTGGTGGCGTTGTAACCGGTATCAAAGGCTCTGCTGAAGCTGAATACCGCAAAGGCCAAGTAGAAATCAATGCTGCCAACATCGGTTTGGATAAAGTAGAAAACACCGCTGACGCAGAAAAAGTTGTTGCTGAAGCTGGCAAACTGACCACTGCTCAAAACATCTCCATCACCGGTGGTGCTACTGCAGCTGCTGTTGCATTCGACGGCACTAGCGAAGTTGCTCTGAACGTAACCGCATTGGACGCTTCCAAAATCACTGGCGTTATCTCCATTGACAACTTGCCGGCAGCTGCTCTCGAACGCTTGGTAGTAGTTGAAAACGAAGCAGCAATGCTCGCTTTGACTGCTGATGACGTTCAAGTAGGCGATTCCGTACAAATCGGCGACGGCTTGATGTACCGCGTAATCGATGCTTCCAAACTCGGCACTATGGAAGCATTTAAAGTTTACACCGCAGGCTCCGCAGCTTCCGTTCCTTGGGAAGGCGTAACCGGTAAACCGACCGAATTCACCGCAGCTGCTCACACCCACACCGCTTCTGAAATCACCGACTTCGAAGCTTCCGTGAAAGCAGTTAAAGTTGATGCTGCTGGCACTGCTGACAAAGTTGATTGGGACGGCGTACAAAACAAACCTGAATTTGCAGCTGTTGCAACTTCCGGTGCATACTCCGATTTGACTGGTGTTCCCACTAAAGTTTCCGATTTCGAAAACGACAAAAACTACATTGACGCAACCGCTACCGTAGCTGCTGCTGAAAAATTGACCACCAACGCTGGTGCTTCCAACAAACCGGTATACTTTGACAATGGCGTACCTGTTGAATGTGGCTTCACTGTTGAAGCTTCCGTACCGGCTGACGCAAAATTCACCGATACCACCTACGGCGAAGCTACTAGCGAAGCTCCTGGCTTGATGTCTCCCGAAGAAAAAGTTAAACTGGCTAGCCTTGTTGCTGCTTCCGAAGCTGACATTGACGCATTGTTCGCTTAATCGCTGACTAATAATATAGAGGGCTGGGCTCTTGCCCAACCCTCTTTATTTTTTGAAAGGAGATTAAGATGGATAAGATTGATGATGTTATCACAATTCCGTTGTTGGGTAGGTTTTGGAACAAGGTCAAAGCTTTTGTATTAGGCGAACTTGAAGAAAAAGCTAATGATGGTGACTTGACGGCTCACGTTGACGACAAGGAAAATCCACACGGTGTCACCAAAGCTCAGCTTGGCTTGGACAAGGTCAATAATACTGCTGACAGTGCCAAGACGGTTAAGCATGCTGGTACTGCTGATAGTGCTACCAAAGCAACACAAGATGCTAACGGCAATGTAATTACCGATACTTATGCCACAAAACAAGAACTGGCTTCTGTCGGTATCAGCATAGATGTTGAGACATTTACTGCTTCTGATTCAAGATGGGGGAATGCTGTAGACGGCTTCTATCCTCTTACCATCGCGACAGACAAATGTTGCCTCGGTGTTTATGAACAAAACGAAAACGATTATGTCAAGGTTGAGGTTGGTATCACCATGAGCGGTACCAATACAATTTTACATGCTCCTGCAAAATTCGCAGGAAGAGCCTTATTCATTTGATATGGATAGGGCTTTTATTATTTTGAAAGAAGGTCGAACAGATGGCGTTAGAAAGAATTTCAAACACACCTACGATTCCCGAAATAATTAATTTTTTAAATGAACTAGTTGACGAGCTTGGTAACAAACTTGATTCCGATGGGCAAGCTTTAGATAGTTTGAAACTGAATGGCAAAGAAGCTTCTTATTATGCGTTAGCTTCTGATTTGGATGATAAACTTGACGTTTCTGGAACTGCAGCTGACAGCTCTAAACTTGGTGGTATTGATGCAGAATTATTTGCTAAGCTTGCTTCTCCAGCGTTTTCAGGCACTCCTACTGCTCCGACCGCAGCGTCTACTACCAATAACACCCAAATTGCGACTACTGCGTTCGTAAAAAGCCTTGTAGGTGCTGCTAACAATGGTGGCATTATTGCTGCTTCCTTGGCGCAAAACGGATATGTAAAATTTGCGAATGGATTAATTCTGCAATGGGGAACTCTTGATAA